GGGCCTGAACGCACTTAGTGGATTGAACTCGTATGCTTTAAAGCCTCTGTCATTGATACTTGTTAATGGTAATGTTTCTAAGTCACCCATTTCAGGTTCGCCAATCAATATCTGCCAATCAACTGGCATCTTAATTGTCTTGTCACCTACTCGTAATACAAGAGCGGGACTGTTGAAACTCTCTAAGAAGATTAATGGTATATAATGATAGTCTACATTGCTTGGATTGCTATTGTCAAGTATTGCAAAACGTAAGTCATCTACTTCTTCGGGGAGAGTTTCTAGGTTATAGTATTTGTTATCCAATGTTAAAATTCGCATAGTATTATTATATCACTTATATGTTAGTTTTTCAACCGAGAACGGGTACGATGCTTCCTTATAAAAGGCCTTTCGCTGGGTAAGGTGCCTCTTCGCAAATTTGCAGGAACTCGTGAGGTCCCAGATTTGGACAAAGTCTTTGTCCTCCGCTTTTCTAATGCCGCGTCCAATTGACTGGATAACTCTGACAAAGCTCTTTCCGGGTTCCACAAGAACCAGATTGAAAATCCTAGGAATATTAATACCCACAGCGGCCACACCATAAGTCGCCACAATAACCTTGTTAGTAGCTGTAGCCACTTCATCATACTGTTCCTTTCTATCATTCATGTCTGTACCACCTGATACAAAACTAACTTCATAATCTAACCGCTCTTTAGTAAATGCTTCACTAAGTCTAGTTTGAATTGCTTTACCGGCAGCAACACGATCAACTAATATCAATGTGTTACCACTCTCTTTAATCTTCTCCATTAATCGGCACATCATGTTCAATCTGTCATCATCTTCTAACAAGAACTTCAATTCGCTTTGGTAGTTTGTGAACTCTTTCTTGTCTTGTAATTGGATAATATTAACGTGACATTGTGCTAATACACCCATGTCCTGCAACGTACTTGCTGCAAGTTTGTTGATTACATTGCCCAATGACACATACAATGCTTGTGCTTCATATATTGCTTTAGGAATAGTACCAGTCAATCCCCAACGAATTGGTATATGACTCATTACTCCAGTCAATAGTTCTTTCAATACATCAGCCTTAGCCATGTGTACTTCGTCAACCATAACACAAATAACATCTTCTAAGAACTCACCGATTGGTATTTCTGCTTCGTCTGCTTTTGTTTTCTTGAGCATGTTGCCAAGACTTTGCCATGTGCAAATTGTATGCTTCTTACCATACTCTTTTCTGTCACCATAGTATACACCAACATCAAGACCTAAATTGATATAGTCTGCTTCTGTCTGTGTAACTAAACTCTTGTTTGGTACAATAACAATACTACGCCCATAGTTTTCAATACTATATGATAGTGCTGCGGTGATTAATGTTTTACCTGCACCAGTCGCAATCTCTTGTATTGATTGTGGATTGGCTAAGAACTGATTGATAATCTCAATCTGATAGTCACGCAACACAACAGGTTGTCCTGCTATTGGATGTTTATCCGGCCATACTTTGTGTGCAAAAGTTTGTTCAGTTACTTGTCCAAACTGAAAGGTTGTTGTGTATGTACGTAAGTCTTCTAACTCAATATCATATCCGGCACTATCAAGTAATGGAAGAATTTGTGGCAATAGATTTACATATGTTGTACCACCTAAACTAAAGAAGCTGATCTTGCCATTCCAACGACCTAATCGGACACTTGGCAAATATCTTGCACCAGGCTTCTCGTACTCAAACATCTTCATCAATGTTTTACGATCCGATAATTCTAGTCCTTCTAGCTTTACGTTTACTTCATCTTTGATTATTAATTTACATTGTTTCATTTAATGGTGATAGGGTTACTGTTTGCAAGGTTAACGACCTTAGCTGCGTAAATACTTCCTCTACTCAAATTAGACCATAAACCTGTGTTAATGATTACTGGGTATTTGAATTTTTTTGTGTCTTCTGTTAAACGTGCATTTTTTGATTTTAGAAAATAAGGTATGTCGTGCCGGACACATTCTTCAATCAAGTTAGGAATAACTTTAGCGCCATTCAAGTGAGTTTCTGATATGACAATTAAATCGCAACCTAATGACTTTAATTCACTCACAATGTTTGCAATCTCATTGTATTTTCTTACTGTGCTAGTTTCTGTCGCAAACTTAAACAATGGATCATCGTTTATCAAATCATTATCAATTTTAACACCGTGCATTGATAGTTTTGCAAATGTCTCGGGAGAAATTGTTAGTGGTATATCTTTAGTTGCCTCGTTCAATGCATTATTGATCCCTGCTATCAACAGGTTACCGTTAACAAGTTTCAGTGTTGGATTCCAACATGTGGCTTCTTCGTATTCTGCAAAACTATTTATAATCTCAACTGTCTTGTCGCAATATCTTATAACCTGAAAGTGTTTGTCTAAGCAATCAATGAAGTGCTTCAAAATATGTTCACAATAGACACCGCTCCATATTCTATTATCCTTATTCCAGTCTAAGTGTAGATCGGTTTTCTTCAAATCAGTGATAAATTCTTTTCTGTAGGGTGTGCGTAACTCAATTGTGTCACCCTTGATTGTACAAAAAGCATCAGTGTATTCTGGGATGCTATCAATTGGTTCTATGCTCCAAGGTAGTTTAACCATTTCGTTTGCGTCAATCTCTTTGCGTTTAAGTTGTTTGAAATATCGTAATGTAATCTTGTCCAATAACTCTGCTTGATTGCTAGTCGCAGGTCTTCGTTGTACAAATTGAATTTGTTGTAGGTTGTTAAGGAACCTTTTATCATAGGTTCCCAAACTTATGTTTTGCAATAAGTAATGTACCAGTTGTTCTTTTGTAGTTGGTTTCACTTTTGACATTCAAGTATTATAGTACTTATTATTAAGAAAAGCAATAGTAAAGGCAAAAAAAGGGGACCTAAATCCCCTAAACCTTGAAAGAAAACCAATCACACGATTCGCACTACTGTGAAGCCTTGCTCGTGTAACAAGTCAGCCTCATCCTCGTCATAGCAATCAAACAAAAACAAATCACCATCAAATACTTCGTACATAAAGTTCTCCTTTTAACGTTTCAATTCTTCAAACACTCGTTCACGCTCTTCCAAAAAACACTCAAATGCTGCCTTGATTACATTATAAAAGAATGTAAACAATACCAGCCAGAAACAACCTGTTGCAATTATACCTACCGTTGCTCTATCTTCAAATAACCATAATGAAGTTAGAATGATTACCATCATAAAAACTAAAGAAAGGACAACATAGCCGGCAGTAGCAAAGATGCGTTCCGCTGTATGCTTCTTTAACTCATTGCGAAAATTTTCTGCGGCAACAAAGCAACCACCAAAAATCTTCATAAAGCACCAACCGAAGAATGCTAGATACATACGCCAATTCATGTTTACTCCTTAAGAATTGTAAAAGTCTTTTCGTAGTCTTCAATGAACATGTCATACCACGATGCAATTAGGGCACTCAAGTAGAACAATGTTACTGGTGTCACAGAAGCAATTAAACTAGTTATTGTTGAATCTAAATCTTTGTTCATACACAAAACAGACGCTAAAACACAGTATACTGTAACCGAAAAACATGAAGCCAAAACATAACTAACCAGCGTCATTGAAAGACTAGTCCGTGCAAGTTTTTTTGCTTCAATAAATGCTTCAACAAATGACATTGCAGGTCGTTTGAAAACAATTTTGACAAACTTACTAATCAACCAAACGATAAACTTACCTAGCATTTTGATTTTCATTCTTCAACTCCGAAATGTTCTTTGATAATAACAGCACTATCAAGCATACCTTGCATATAGTCAGCATCAGTTTCAGAACCATCGTATGCCCCGCCCAATTTTGTTAGTGTGGAAGCACATTCCCTGACAATCAACTCGGCAAACTTTTCTGCATCAATCAACGGCCATGGCTTTGTCATTGTTTGATCCGTGCATTGGTCCAATAGTTCTTTAATTCGTTTGTTCATTTCAACAATCCTCAATTCTTCATGCAAGTTGCTTTAGCCAACTCACGCCAGTTACCACTGATCTTCACGAGGTCAGCAATCTTCAAACACATACGCAAGGACACTTCACGCAATTTACTATGATTTTGTTCAATAAAGTGCATCACTTCGTCAGTTTGAACTTGGTCAAAGTCATAGTCAGCAAACAAACCACCATCAGCATCACGGTGAACTTGCTTGATACGCAACATTTTGTCACGCTCGGTATCAACAGTCAAGTCCAAGAAGTGACTACGACTTTGCAGTGCATCCAAGTGAGGTGTCATCTTGCTTGCTTTCTTGTTGTCGAAAGTCTTGTTTGTAATGAAGATGATTGAACCTTCAAAGTTGAAAGTGTTTGGCACACCTTCGTCACGCAATAAACGACTATCTTTGTTCCAACTGATGCGGCGAGTCTTACCACTATCCAACGCACCTTTCAGTACGTTAACTGCATCCTGGTCATCCCAAATGTCACAGTCGTCAAACACGAGAACGTTTTTCTTGTCACTGAATTTGTAGAGTTTTGCGAACAAGCCGATGCCTGACATTGCACCTTTGACAATTTCAAAACGAGGGCGTTTGCCTGCAATCTTGTCAAACATACTTGCTTTTTCCATTTGCATAGTCACGCCGTGTGACTTGCCGATACCTGCAGGACCTGTTACAATCATAGCACGAATATCACCTGCGATACAGGCACGAGACATTTCATCTAATACAGCGAATCGTGATGCAATACGATCCATTGCCTCTGTTTCAGTCTCAGTAACTTTTTCTTGAACAACTGGTGTATCACCGGACACAAATTGTAAACAATCGTGATTGTCTATGTTGATACGCAATTCGCTAGAACGACCCGGGAACTGACCCTCATTCTTAACAGTAACAAAACCACCTTTAGCACCAAGTTGATAGCCTTTGACAAGTGTAAAAACTTGATTGTCAACTGGTGAATTACGATATGTACCTGAAGTGATGCGAACTGTGCTAGTCATGTGTGTTCCTGTGTTGTGTTTAAGATTCTATTATACACCCAAAATGATTTATTGTCAAATTTTGAAGGTATAAAAGATGCCAAATTCATTGAGTAATTCTTGAATGGTCCTAGAATCTAATGTGAAAAATTTACCTTTGTTGACTTGAATGATATCAAAATACTTTACATTGTCCGAAGTAACATTCCACTTAGACATTTGTTTCATGTTTATTGAAATAGTTCCCATGTGCAACTCCTTTAATCAATCAATACATGTATTATATGCCCAAAACGATTTATTGTCAAGCCATTTCAAATTCTTTGATTGTTTGTGATTCTGGGAATTGTATTTTGAACCATGTTGCTATGGCTTCATTATGAAACACAAAGTTTACATAATCCTCGGAACCTGAATAGTCATACCATTCCCAACTCCATGTTGTTTGGTCGTAGCAGGCTTTGCCAAAGTTTTTCTCAAGCCAGTTCCACTTTTTAACCATGTCGTCAAATCCTTCTTGACCAACACGGCTTATCACAAATTTAATCATGTTAAACTTTAGCAAATTCGGGCAGTACGGATTGTCGTGCTTCTAATACAATGTCACGGACTCGTTCACGGTCCACTGAATCACCTACGAATTCTTCACCCTTTGCATTAAGGCGCATTTTGTAAATGGCTGTAGCAATTTCAATCTGTAGTTCATTGAAACCCAACTCAGGGTAGAGTTCACTGTCGGGACCATAGAAGTCCATCAAGTACTGTGTGAATGTTGACATACAATCTCCGTTTCATTGAACAATAAATGTATTATATGCCCAAACTGATTTATTGTCAAGTTTGGGCATACATTGTTTTACGATTGATAGCCCAGAAACTGTTCAGTGTCGTACCAAGCTACTGCTTTAGTATTCAATTCGTACACTAGTACTGGGTACGCATTCTCGTTGATTGTGTCAAAACTAATGTCTTTTTCAAAAGTTTGAGTCATCAGGTCCTCGTCATAATCAAACAACTCGCCATCAAACTCAACATTAAATTTGTTAGTGTTCACAAACTCATCAATATCATAAGACATAACAGGCCCTTTCAAGTGATTAAGAGTCTATTATATGCCCAAACTGATTTATTGTCAACTTCTATCTAGTTCCCAATTGGTAACATTAAAGTATTCAAAATCATCAAGTTTACGTCTTACATAACTACCCTTGATTTTTAATGACTTCTCATTGTCATACATGTAGTCCCATAGATGTTGAAGTTGGTTCTTATCTTCTATTGTGACAACTACACCTGCATCTAAATTTGAATCTTTAAACCAATATTCAGTTTTTTTGCTTCTCTTAGAAATTCTATATGTCTTACTGATAGGGGTTAACTCACATGATAGTTTTAAAACTTTAGGCTTACCCTCTTTGTCTAGTTTCTCAAATCCTTGATTTGTATTCAGTTGAGTTTTAATTAGATCCATCTCAGTGTCGTATTCATAAAACTTGGGCAACCAATATGCAATACCGATCATTGATTCTTTGAATGTTTTGCCATCACTGTGCACCAGCTTATTCATGTCTTCACGGAATGGTGATAGCTTACCGGGGCCCTTCAATTTCCACATCATTATTTTTTTGCTGTAGTAATCTTTTACCTTGAGTGCATATTCACGGTCAGGTTGAGTAACTCGGTCAAACAATTCATGGTCGGTTAATTTATGATAAATTTTATGCTCAGTTGATATTCTATGTGCAGTTGTACTTAATGCAACAATATCTTCAGTTGTTTCAACCACCTCATACTTTTTAATATTAGGTGAGGATACAATATTCATTGGATCTAACCAATTTTGACCTGTTACAACGTTGCTATTAAAACCAAAATTACTGTTGCCATTAAGTGTGATGTTAGTACCGACTGAGGTTAAATTGGGTGCTGATCTCAAACCCATCATTGCTTGCATTTGTGTTGCTGTTAATTGTGGCATAGATATTGATGTTGTCATTTTATATTCGTGATTTCAATGTTGTATGATAGCAAAAACCTCGTACTGTTGTCAATACGAGGTTTGCCGATTATAGAGAAATATCTTCCATTCCCGCTGTCCGTAACCGAACTATATGACCCATTTGCCATTGCTTGGCATCTAGGCCCTTCATAACACCTAACCATTTGTTTCGCAATAATGCGACTTCATTGATTAGTGTTTCATAGTCAATTACTTCTTGTTCACCCTCAGCATATTTTTCAGCATCACGACTGGTTAATGCACGATTGTATGCCTCAAGATACTTTTGAAAATGCTTCCTACGAATCTTTCTAAGCTGGATGTTTAAATGATTTAGTACTGCTTCAACTTCTTGTAATTGGTTGAAACGATGTTCAGTAACGCCAGGTAGTGAAGAAATGTTCTTCTCTAAATTTCCATAGATTTTTACATCATTCTTTGCACTAAGCAATTCATTGTTGTAATGATCTACAAAATCTGGCAATGCTGAAATATCCGCACTAACTCTTGTGAGCCAATTCGACATTTAATTCCAATCTTCGTCTTCGTTGTCGTCTTCGTATTCTTCGTAATCTTCTTCTTGGAAGTGTTGTTCAGCATAACCCTTCAATGCTCTAGTGATATCTTTGTCA